TTGACATTGGTCAATCAAACGAACTAACTATCGACTACGTTACAGCAAACGCTTAATCGGTCTTTTTAAAGGGTTGGCCTGATCCCCAACCCTCTTTTTCCACTTAAAATATAAATATGACAATTTCTTTAAAATCCCTGTTGGTTCCTTCAAAGTCTGTGGAAGTAGAATACCCTGGACTGCCTGGTTTTAAAATCAACCTTGCTTTTCTAAGCCGCGAGACGCTGTTAAACATTCGCAAAAAAGCAACAAAAACAACGTTTAAAAATCGCCAAGCATCAGACGATTTCAACGAAGAACTATTCTTACAACTTTATGTTGAAAACGCAGTCAAAGGTTGGAGCGGCCTAAAGCTAAGTTACCTAGAGCAACTTGTACTAGTTGAACTAAGTGGCCAAAACCCAGAAGACGAACTTGAGTTTACTGCTGAAAATGCACTTTACTTGATGAAGAACTCCAGCAATTTTGATGCATATGTTAGCGAACAGGTCACAGACCTGGGAAACTTTTCTTCGAGCAGCAACAAGAGCTAAATAATTGGCTTGTTAACTACATGCAAAACTCCAATGTTGGCATGACCAAGGATCACTACTTTGAAATGTGCGAAGCCTTGGGCACCGAGCCAGTGGAGTCAGAAGTACCTATTGAAATTGAAGACTTTCCAGTTGAAGTTCAACAGGCTTTTGGCGTGTACCGTATGCTGCGAGATGAATGGGATACAATGAGTGGAATATACTTAGGCAAAAGCCTAATAGGTATTACAGAAGTATTATCTGCCACAGAAATTGATGCTGTTGACCATAAGTTTATTACTATGTTGGTTAGGTCAATTGATGTTGTACGTGCCCAAGAAATAAATTCAAAAAAAGCCGATCAAAAGCCCACAAGCTAAAACCTTGTGGGCTTTTTTACGCTAAAAATTTTTTGGTTTGACAACATTATGGTTAAGTGTTATAATGGTCTGTAACAAAGTTTGTGTAAATTTAAGCCTCAGGTTCTAAGTAAAGGAGCAAAGATGGCAACAGTAAAAATTGATTTAAGTCTAGAAGACACTAAGGGCACTATACGTCGCCGTAAAGATGAGGTACAAGACTTAAACAAAGAGTTAGAAAAAGCAAATCGCTTTAGTAAGAGTGCTAAACCAGTCAGTCAAGCTGTTAAATCCAGCTATGGTGCTGGCATGGGAATTGCAGGCGGAGAAAATCAAGAGTATAATCGTGCTCGTGGATCTATGGGCGGCACTGGAGCAAGTGGCCGGGACTTTGCACGCCAAGCGCAAGGCTTGGACGGACTAGTTCGTTTATACGCTGTATATGCTGCTAACGTATTCGCTGTTGGTGCGGCGTTTACTGCATTAAGTAATGCAATGGATACCACCAACATGGTAAAAGGGTTAGATCAATTGGGTGCTGCAAGTGGTGTAGCCATGGGAGCCTTAGCTAAACAGTTCTCAGCAGCTAGCGGTGGAGCTATTAGTTTACGCGAAAGCATGGAAGCTACCGCCAAGGCGGTTTCAAGCGGACTATCACAAGCTCAATTTTTAAAATTGGGTGAAGTTGCCAAAAAAGCCTCACAAGCACTTGGTGTTAATATGTCAGATGCTGTTAGCCGTCTTACTCGCGGTATCACAAAGCTAGAACCAGAATTACTAGACGAATTAGGTATTTTTACCAAAGTTGGTAAAGCCACTGAAGACTATGCTCGTAGTGTTGGTAAAAGCGCAAACTCATTAACGGATTTTGAACGTCGTCAGGCATTTGCAAATGCTGTGCTTGATGAAGGTGCTAAAAAGTTTGGTGATATTAACGTTGATACTAATCCATACAGCAAATTATTAGCTACACTAAAAGATGTAGCTCAAAGTGGCTTAGAAATTGTAAACACAGTATTAGCTCCTTTTGCAAAATTACTGTCCAGTAATACCAGTGTGCTTGTAGGTGCACTTGCTTTAGTGGGCGTAAAGTTAGTTACTGACGCTTTACCAGCTATTATGAATTGGCGTAAAGGTATTAAAGATGCGGCTACTCAAGCAGACATAAGTTCTACAAATATTGTAGAAAGTTTTGGTGAAAAATTTGTGGAAAGCACAAATAATGCATTTAAAGTTCCACAACTACAGAAAAACTTAAAATCAGCTGAAGATGACTACGCCAAGAGTCGAGAAAAGTTCTTGCAAATTGACGGAGCATATACTGCCAAACAAAAGAAAAATAAATTTTACTCTACAATGGCTACTGGCGGCGAAATAAGCCCGGCTAGCATGGAACGTGAAATTACCAGGTTAAAGAAAGAAGGTACGACTGCTAGCCTCCAAGAAGTTGCCGTTCTTCAAAAAATGAAAGCGCAATATGCTGACATTCTTCAACTTCGTGGTAAAGTAACAGATGCAGAAAATGCAGCACAAGCCAGAGCAGATAGACCAAGTGCCGGAGAATACTTGCGCTCACGCGTTAGTCGTAGTGCTGCGTCAAGGTCAGAAAGATTGAATATACTGTCTAATGTAAGTACAAATGCCGCTGAAGGCGGATTTGGTTATGCTATGGGACAGCTTGGCAAAGAAATATCAAGCTCAAAAAATATGGGCGGTATTGCAAAATTTAGAACTGCTGTAACAGGTGCAATGATTGCTGGGGCAAATGCAGTCGGCCTATTTGTTTCAGCATTTAGCGGAATATTTACTGCTATTGGTTTAGTTAGTGCAGCATTTTCTTTTATTGTTCCAATGTTTCGCAAAAACGAAGAAGCTGCTAGTAGATTTGCCGCTTCAATTGACGAAGTAAAGGATTCCAACGAGAATGCTTACAGAGTAATGGAGCGACTAAGTAAAGTTGATCCACTAGAACGACTATCTATACCTGCACTACAAGCAAAAGCCGTAGCACTAGAAGGCCTAGGCGGTTCACTAGTTAAAGCTCTAGATGATTTTGAAAAAGAAGTATCGACAAGAAATTGGGCCGACAGTACTGTTAATTTTATTGCCGGTGTATTTGGAAAAAATGCAGAAGAAAAGTTGTCTGCACAACTAACTACCTCTATTGAGCGAGCAGTGCAATTAGCTGGTTCTTCATCAGAAGCTTCAAAAATCAAACAAGAACTAGCAAAAGTATTATCACTGCCGGCAGGTAGCGGGGTTGAAGCAATTACTGCTGCTGTTGACCAAGCCGAACCAGTTATTAAAAAACAAGTAAGTAAGTTGGTTCAAAATATTGGCAAAGAAGCTTTACGTGGCACAGGTAGTTTTACTGCATTTAACGAAAGTTTGGTTGAAAGTGGAAAAATTTACCAAGACTTATTAGGTACTTTTAAAAACAGTACTCCCCTAACTAAGTTTGCTGAAGACTCGACTAAAAAGTTACTAGAGCTTACAAAAGTTTTAGAAACCGGAACTGTTACACAACAGCTACGAGAGCTATCGGATCTATCTCAAAACATGACGTTTTTACAGCTATTGCCTGTAGGAGCAGCAAAAGAAATTTTAGCTGTTTCTGGTGAGCTGGCTAATTTAAATACTCAGTACTCCGAGTCCGAAAATTATATTAAAGATTTAAATAGTGCTGTAGAGTACTACAATAGTCTATTAAAAGAAGAACAAAGTAAGGGAGCCGGGTTAGATTTTGGTGCAAATGCCAAAGCTTTAGCACAGGCTGTTAGGCAGCTAAACCAAGCAATTGGCGAACAAAAAAATCTACAGTCTGGAATAGGTGCAAGACTAACGGAAGCTTCAGGAGTATTTAGCAAAGCAATTGGTACTGCGCTGGTAGCTAACATTGACTCCTTTACTAAAGGTTTACAGTCCGCAGCGGCAAAGGCATCGTTAGAACTAAAGAAAACTTACCTTGAAGGTGTGTCAGACCCTAGAATTAAAGCAAAATTAGAGACTGATATTGCAAGAAAGTCAATAGCTGTTGAAATGGCTCTAGTAAAAAGTCAAATATCGCTTATTGATTCCAATGCTCAACTACGTTTGGCTCTTATGGAGGTTACGCAGGCCACTAACGTAGCTAAAGTTACCAAACCGGGCGAAACTTTACAGCAAGTATTAGCCAAACCAGAAAATGAGGGTCTAAAGCTAGCGCAAGAAACTATTGACAAGTTTAGAGATAGCATGGGTAAGAGCATAGGCCAAATACGTAAAGAAATTTTAGGTGAGGGAAGTACTGGGGCTAAAATAGGTTTAGGCGAAGGTTTGGCTACAGCACAGGCCAAAGCCAGTGTAAATGCTCAACTGGTACAACTAGCAGAACAAGATAAAAACCTTATTGTAAGAGGTAGATTCCAGGAGTTGGATGCAAAAGCTCAAGTTGATACCAAAGCAGTCGATGATAAAATTGCACGCGCACAGTCCGATAAAGCTAAATTAGCACTAGACAGAAAATCACTAACCGACGAAGAATATCAAATAAAAGAATCCTCTTTAAACGTTAGACTAGCTGAGCTCGAAGCAACAAAAATGCTGATTGGTCCTGAAAGAGATCTAGCTAAAGCACAATTTGCTAGTAAAGCATTCATAGAAGATGCCCCTCAGATACTTAAATATGCCAAAGAGCAGTTAACAGTAGTTACTGGACAAGCTGAAGAAGCAGAAAGTTTAGCTAGAAAAACTGCAGAAAATAACGTTAACTTAGCTACTGGATCAGCAATACTAGAAAACACACGAAAAACTACTTCTGATAAATTTGACAAAGAACTGCAAAGTTTAAGCACTCAAATTGAGTTAAATGGTGCTGAGCAAGCATTGTTGCAAACTAAACAGTCATTACAAATGGTTACCGAAGAAGAGTTTAAAACTCAATCAGATATCCTAACAAAAGCTAACCTACAGCTAACCTCAGCCCGAGAGTTATTACAGGCCAGAAGTGCTGCAGCAGACAAGTTGGCAGAAATTAATAAACGTGAACTAGAAGCTGGGGGTCCAGGTAAAGCAAGTTTAAAAACCCAAGCAGAATTGGACGCAGACAGAGCAAAAGTTCTAAGTGACTTAGCAGCACAGGAAACAGGAATTAACAAAGTCAGAGAAGCTCGTCTAAAAGACATTGACTTGATTGCGGCCCAAACACTTCGCCAAACAGCGTACACAGATTTATTTAATGGTGCTTTTAAATCAATGGAAGATGCAATCCTTGAGTTTACTAAAACTGGTAAGTTAAGTTTTAGTTCAATGATTGATAACTTTATTGAAGGCCTAATACGCTTTGAACTACAGCAGCAACAAATGGCTTTATTAAAAGGCGTTGGTGGAGCTGGAGGATTAGCTCAGCTATTTATTGGACAACTTAGTGGAGTAGGCAGAGAAGGTAGTAATAGCTTTGTTGGACCTCTTCAAAGTCAAAGCCCTTTGATGCTTCAGGCCAAAGGCGGAGCTTGGGACTACGGAGTTCAAGCATTTGCCAAAGGCGGAGCGTTTACCAACCAAATCGTTGACTCACCCACACTGTTTAAATTTGCTCGCGGCACAGGCTTAATGGGCGAAGCAGGTCCAGAAGCTATTATGCCCCTAAAGCGTGACAGCAACGGCAACCTTGGAGTTAGTAACCCCGGTGGCGGTGGTAATGTTGAAGTGGTTATCAACAACTATTCAACAGCACAAGCCGAAACACGTGAAACAACCGACTCGCGCGGTAATCGTCGTATTGAAGTTATTGTTGGTGACATGGTTGCACAAGAAGTGGCTAAAACCGGTTCAGCAACACAAAATGCATTCTCTAGTACTTATGGTACTAGACCTGCATTAGCAAGGAGATAAAATATGGCAATTCCAACATGGCCAACAGCAGGCAACTTTCCGCAAAGCCCCCAAAAGGGGTTTTCGGAAAGCATTGGTGTTAACGTAGTCAGAACACAAACTGACATGGGTCCGGCAAAGCAACGTCGCCGAAGCAAGCGTCCAAGTACCATGGACGTTAGCTTTATACTAACCACAGCCCAGACTCAGACACTGGAAGCTTTTATCAACAATGACTTGCAGGGAGTAAACCGATTTAAGTTTACTCACCCACGTCTTTATACTACTATCGATGTTCGCATTGTTCCACAAAGCGATGGCGAATTTTTTAAACTGCAGTACCTTGCACCAGGGTACTGGCAGATTTCCCTTAAACTAGAAGTGTTACCATGAGCAGAATAAGCACATTAAGCGCAGCAGCCGTTCGTGCAATGTTTTCGTCAGAAACGTCAGAAACACTAATAATGCTGCTTACTATTTATGATCCTGATACCAGTACTACCCCAGTATTTCGTTTTGCGGATAGTTATACTGGCAGATTAGCTAGCCTAACCACAGACGCAGAAATTGTATATGGTGTACCAAGCCGTGGTCAAAATTATGTGTTTTTGCCAATGAACCTAAACTTGCCTGCTGAACAAGACACAGGGGTTGGTACTTGCTCACTTACACTGCAATACGTAACACGCGAAGCAATTGAACTTATTCGCACAGAATTAACAAAACCTGTGCGAGTAGGTATTGAACTTGTATTGAGCGGTACGCCCAATACTGTGGAAGCAAGTTTTCCTGGCTTTTATATTACATCAGCTACGTATAATGCGGATGCGATTACTTTTGAGTTAACAATGATTAACTTATCACGTGAACCATTTCCGTGCTATAATTTTATTCCCAGCTACTTTCCAGGACTATTCTAATGGATTACAACAAGTACATAGGGTTACCCTACAAAGACAATGGCAGAGACACAAGTGGCGTAGACTGCTGGGGCTTAGCCAGACTATTTTATCAGCAAGAACTTGGTATTGAATTACCAAGCTATACGGAGCTGTATGCTGGAGCACACGACCCGCAAGTTTCACAAGCCCTTGACGCCTACAAAGATTCGTGGCAAGTTGCTGAGTATGGTGTGGCAGGTGACCTGTGCTTGTTTAATATTTATGGTGAACCAGCACACGTGGGTGTGTACATTGGTGAGCGTAAGTTCCTGCACGCTCGCGAGGGCCGCGATAGTGTAGTAGAGTCATTGGACAGTGCGCAGTGGTCAAAGCGTTTTGCAGGATTTTACAAGTATACTGCAAAACCATCTGCTATTCAACTAACCGGAGTACCACATCCGCTGCAAACACAGGTCTTATACGACTGGACTGTGGCAGGTACCACCGTACAAGACTTAGCCAATTTTGTAAAACAAAAGTATAGTGTAAGTGAGCGACTGGCCAGCAAATTGGTTATTTTAATAGACGGAGTACCTATTGCACAGGACCAGTGGGATAGTACTGTGTTACTGGAAGGCCAGACAGTTGCCTACAAGTGCGTAGCCGCAGGTGGCAATACCACAAGATTGCTGCTAACATTAGCTGTTGTAGCAATAGCTACTTATGTTGCAGGCCCTGGTGGGGGTGCCAAAGCACTTAGCGCAGCAACAGGGTTTTCTACTGCAGTATCTACAGCTCTAATAGTAACTAGCGTTAACATGGCCGGCATGGCATTAGTAAACGCTATTGCGCCTGTGCGTATGCCGGGTCAAGCACCTGACCCTGGCAGCGCAGCAGGCCTAAACTTGTTTACGGGTGCTAGCAATCAGGCAAGTCGTTTTGGCGC